ATTTGCAATAACCCTACCAGCAACTACACCGTAATCCGCACAAAAGCGAGTATAAACATCCGATTGTTTAAGTTTTAATGATAAGATTTCTATCATATCGAAATCTTGTTCGATATTTAATCTTACCTCTCTATCTTGATTTAATTTTGTTCTAAACCTGTAACTTTTAGACATAGTGTTCTTTAGTGATAAATACTTATTTTATCAATTTTAAGATAAGTTATAACTCATCAAAATAAATAATTTATCCGAAGTCTATTGTTGAAAGATTTTTAACTCTTACTTTAATGTCTTTGGTTGCGAATCTTACTTGGTATATCTGATCGGGTTCAGCGTATATTGTTTCTTCAATTAATTCTATTTGTTTTGTACTATTATCTATATACCTTTGTGAGGTTTCCGAAGACGAATATTGACCTCCAATTTTGTTGTAAACTCTAATTTCAGTGATTGTGTTTACACCAGCAATGTTTTGTATATCTCTTTTCATATCAGCAACATTAACATTTTGACCCAATTCTCTTGATTGCGGTGACATGTATGTACTAATATTATTAATTATTTGTGTTATTACTTCTGATTGACTACCTGGGTTGTCTAAAACAACAAAAACCTCAAACTCTAAATCAATTACTTTTGCGACTTCAACCGATATATAATCATTTATCATTCTATATCTTGATAAATAAGTTGCCAAATTTGTTTTTAAGTTATTTGATACTGTTTGTGTTAATACTCCCGTTTCGTCATAAGATAAAATTTTAACAGAAATTTTATTATCCACTTCACTGATTGAAACTTTAGCCGGTGCCCCAAAATTTCCTGGCATGGTATCAATAATTGATTTGTAGTCGTTTATTGTTACTGCCCTTTTTTGTGATGCAAAATTATAAGTAACCATATTTCTCACCTCATCAACGGTAGGTTGGTTAGCACCCCCAATTGCTGCCGTAACGTTATTTACTTGTATTGACTGAACAACATTAGTATTTATTTGTTCTGACGGTCCGTTGACCACAAAATCAATAGTACCTACTTGAGTAATGGCACCTACACCTATGTTGGACGCTAAACCACCACCAATCCTATACTGAACAAATAAAGTTGTGTTTGGTTGTACCGTAAGCCCTAAACCTACGTTATTTTGATAATTTGCCAAATTTAAAGGAACTCCAGTCCTTGTAAATTCTTTTAGTTGTTGGTCAGGTGTGGTTGTTGCAGCACCAAATTGTACTTTTAAAAAACCTTCAGGTGTGTATTCAGTTATAAATCTGTTTTCTGTTTTAATATACTTACCAACTTTTACCCCCGCGTTATCGACAGGTTTTGTTGGGTCCTCAATAAAAACAGTATCCTCAACTAAAGAATCAACTTCATACCATCTATCTATAGATCCTGTAAAGTCACTATAAGAAGGTGTTGTAGTGTATGTTGTTCCGTCTTTTTGTATTATTGATGTAACACCCAATACGTTTTTTTCAGGTAAAAAGAAATTAAAAAATGGTACAACGTCTGTTGAATTAACAACTCTTTTAAATACTTTAGTGGTACCGTTAACCACGACTTCTCTTTTTGTGATAACATAATTTATTATATTATTATTTTGATCAAAAGTTGGTTTTTTAGTTCTATTAATGAACCCTTCAATATTAAATTGACTTGAGAAGTCAATATCATATAAAGTTTCAAATGTTGTGCCTCCCCCATTAAATTGTGCACCTGCTCTTAAAATCCCTAAATATCTAATATCTTCACTATCACCAAATGGTGGTACTGTTATTGAAATATCAACAACCGCAACCGATGGTCTATAACCAGGTATTTTTAACCCATAAGTTCTAGCAATATTAAATACTGAAGATCTTTGTTGTGCATATTGTAAAACTGTCTCTTGAATGCTCCTATCAATATTAAAATGTAGGTTGTCAGCAACCGCAGCGTTTAAATCCATTAAAACTGAAAATACTGAAGCATCATTAAAGTTTTGAATTAGTTCGGGATAATATTGTTGTGTGAAATTAATAAGGTCTCTTCTTATCCCTTCAAAATCTCTTTCAGTATATGATATTTTTTTATTAGCCATTTTATTATAAATTTATAATCACAAATTGTGAAGTACTAAAAGCACTATTATTATCGACATATTCTATTTTTACTTTTGCCGTGTATTCTTCAGTATTCGCACCTGGTACTCGATAAACAGGAACATCAAATTGTTCTGATGATAATTCACCTATAGATTCTTCAGAGTCGATATATGGTTCTATTGTTATATTTTGTATTGTTAAATTTGGTATGTATTTACTAACAGAATCTTCTATTTCTGTTTTTAACGTATCAAAAGTTTCCCCGTCTAATGGTTCAAATATGTATTCATACAATCTAGTACCAAAATCAGGTAAATAATACCTATAACCCTTTCTTGTTAATAACAAATGTACAAGATTTGCCCTTATCTCATCTGTCGATTCTTCTGTCAGATTTAAATACGTACCCTTTTGACTTTGTCTAAAAGGAAAATTTATTCCATATGTTGTACCATTTGCCATATCCTATAAATATAATGTCGAATAATTTTATATAAATAAAAAAAATCACCGATTACTCAGTGATTTTTCTTGTAGGTTTGTGTTTCCTCTTTCATGTCTTGGTTCATATGGACAATGTAAACATCCGTTACCACAACATTTACCACGTTTCATATGGTAATCTTCTGTCATGACCATTCTACCTTGACTATCATAATAAAATTCAGTTGGTTGGAGTTTTGGCCCAAACTCTCTAACGTATTGTTGTTGTATCCAATCTTTTGATGCCCCTACATTCATTTTAGTTAGTTTTTCTTTGATTATAAAACGCCAACAATACTTGGTATGTTAGCGTTATATCATTTCCCCATTGTGCTTTCATGACTTATACGATTTCACAAGCTCCACCGGCACATGCTGCCTCACCTCTAAGGTCAGTGTTATCTTGTAACTCAATAACTTTTGTAAGATCAACATCTGTTAATGATTTAACCAATCTTTCAAAGTCTTCTTTTGTACAATCTTCAAAAGGTGCCTGTGTGTAAGTTCCTCCGTTGTATGGTAATACTGAAAGTCCGTTATAGAAGTCTCTATTATTCCACATCCAATCACCAACTAATTCCCACTCATCTTCTTTAATTGAAACGGTTGCCGATACGTTGTGAGTATTTTGTCCGTTTCTATGACCAGGTTTAATCCATTCTTGAGAAACTTTCTTAACTCTTTCTAACATCTGAAATACTGACTCATGTCTAACAATTGACCCTTCAGGTGCTCTTTGTGGAATAGTGATTACCGCAGTGTCGTGTGGTCTGAAATATTCATCTTCAATTAATTCAGGATGGTTAATTGCAAGGTAAGAATAAATTGATTCATTTTTTCCTACACGGATTCTTCTTAAATAGTAGTCATTATGCCAAGCATGAATTCCTGATGATGTTCCTAACACTAAAGATGATGTTCCTGATGGTTTAACTGTTGTTGTTCTTGCAGATTTATTGATTTTAATCAATGCGGCAACTCTTTCGTTTTCTTCTTTAACTGCTTTAGCCGCTTTTTTCATATCATAACCTAATACAACACCTGAACCGATACCCGTCATACCAACACCAATAAGTGCGTCTTTTTCGGTTGTTCTTTTCCAAATATCTCTTAGGTAATGGAAGTCTGTGTATCCTGCCTGTAATGTTCCAATAAATGCTGCCGCTCTAACTCTTTTATCAAAGTCTTCTTGTGATTCAATATCTGATGCATTTACCTCACATAAGTTACAGAATTGGAATGGACGAAGTGCGATTTCACAACATGGGTTAGTTCCCCAATCTTTATCATTAGAAAGATAAATTCCAGGTTCTCCTGCCCCTGATAACTCAATACGTTTCCAAAGACCCATAAAGAATTCTTTTGTGATTTTGTGACGAAGAAGTACTGCCGAGTTATTCGCCCTACCTCTTTGTGCGTTTTGTTCCCACCAACTTCCAGATTTACATGAAATCATTTCTTCATCATCCGCTGAGAATAAAGAGATAAGCGCCGCCCTTCTGATACCACCAGCTAATACGGCATCTGCAATATGACAAACTATGTCGTGAGTTTCAATTGGCGATAATCTTTCACCATCTTTTTTGTTATCTAAAACTTTTGTGATGTGATGAATACAATCTTTTAATGGTTGAGGTCCTGGTGCCTTTCCTCCTGATGTTACAAGCATCGCACCTTTTTGTCTGATATCTGAAAAATCAAAGACAGGTGTTGATGATTTGTAACCTAAATATGATTCCATTAATACTTTAATGGCATCTGCCCATCCTTCAATAGAGTCACCAATAAGGTAACGTCTTGTTCTTTCGGCGTTTGGTTTTTTTATTTCTGGTAGTTTTTCAACATGGTGTTTTTGAACTGAGTATCCAACTCCTGTTCCACCTAAAAGTAAAAACATTGTTTCAGAAAATGCATCTACGTGATCGATTGGCATATATGCACAATTGTAGACTCTGTTTGGTGAGATTTCAATTGGTTTTCCACCAAATTGTAATGACCTCATAGATGGTAAAACTTTTTTGTCATACACCATTTTATATACCTCTTCTATCTCATCTTTGATGTGGGGGTACTTACGTTGGTGCATCTCCTTGTTACGGGTTACCAACTCTTCCCAAGTCTCTCTCCTGTTTAATTCAGGTTGAAACTTAGCGTATTTCATAAAGACAGTTATGTCACTTAATATTTTTTGCGAAATATCCATTTTATACTAATTTAATAATTTATTTTAAGATTCTTGTTGTTCTTTTTGTTTTTTTCTTTCTAACAGTTCTTTAATTCTGTTCCTATTCTTTTCTTCTTTTTGTTCTTCGTGACCTAAGAATGTCACGCTTTGTTCTGTATCTATCTCTAACATACCATTGTCAAACTTACAGTTTTCAAATATAATCCCATCTTTACCGATCCTTGATTTTGTGATTGCGATTGTTGCCAAGTTCATTTCTTTTTGTTGTAATGATTTTGCGACCGTGATAATAACGTGTCCAACTTGTGCCTTTTTAATAGAACCACCCATTTGATCTGTTGTTACAACCTCTGATGATATTGAATTCCTGTTACCTTGTGTTGCCGTCCATCCTGCGATATCCAACTCGTGACACATTGCTTCAAATCCTCGCATTACCGATCCTTCACTCTTCCATTCATCACCTAACATCTTGTCTGGTACTACACAATCAATATAATCTAAAATAATCATATCAACCTTAATCCCTTCAGCAATCATTTTTCTTACTTGATTTTTAATCTGATTCATAGTCACGGTATCAGATGCCAATTTTTTCATAATCAACTTATTTTTTCTTGTCGATTGAATTTCTTTGACTCTTTCAGTAACCTCTTTTCTATTTTCAGAAAGGTCGTCGGGGTGTATTCCGGTCCAAAGTGTAAAGTGTTTTCTTTGGATAATTTTGGGGTTGTCTTCAAAGAATATCTGAAGAACATTATACCCTAAGTTAAATGCGTGGTTAGCAATCTTTGTTGTAAACGTGGATTTACCAACACCGGTTGGTGCCAAAATAACACCAATTTCACCTTTAGCAAGACCACCTTTTAATAGGTTGTCAATGCCAGGTACTCCAATCGGAATTGGGTGTCTATAGTCATCATCCAATACCTCATCAAGGTTAAAAAATACATCTGTTGTACCCTTGTCTACTTCACCAACTTGAAGTGCTCCCCTTACCATTTCTTCTAACTTATCATAACTCTCAAAATCACCTTTGTCGATGATTGATTGAGCCTTGGTCATTACTTTTTGGAGTTCTTGTTGTTTACAGAATTTAAGGGACTTTTCTTGAACAAAGATTGAACCTTCGTCTGAGACGTTCTTAACCTGATCTAATGTGTCTAAAACGCTCTTTTGAGCCATCGGTGAACTGATTTCTGACTTAGTCAATTGTTCAAGGGTATCAAATGTCGGTGTATGCTCATATTTTGAATAATATTCTTTGATCATTTGACAAATAATCTTGAAATATTGGTTATCAAAATAATGAGGATCAATAACTTCAATTATGGAATTAGAGAAATCTTTGTAAGTAATAATGTTATTTAGTAATTGAATTTGAAAAGTATTTCCTAAGTATCCGAAGTTTTTTTTGTCTGACATATTTTTTAGATTTTGTTCCTTGTTTTAGATAAATATAGTTAAGCGAACGAATAATTAAGGTACTGATAAGATAAATTTTTGTCTGATAAAATGTCAGTCAACTCTCTTAAAATGTTTTTTATGTCTGGTCGTATGTCAAGGGTATATCTCACCTTTGGTGGGTATACTTTCGCGTCAATAACTCTATGACAAATTGTCTTGTTTCCAACCTTTAATATTATGTTAAATACTTCAGGTCCATCTGTATTTGATGTTTCTAAAATGTTTGGGTCCTCTTCAATTTGGTATCTGTTGTCTAACATATATACCATACACTTGTTTCTTAATTTTGTTTGTAATGTTTCAGACAAATACTTAACGTAGTCATACAAATCGACTGAATTTTCAGACTTTTCGTTATAACCTTTTACATTAAAGAATCTTTGAACCACA